CTATGATAACCGCGCATTCAACATGGCTATCTGTTCGTCGTTCATGTCATCAATCCACATACCGTAAATTTCATACACCATCTGCGCAGTTTCATGCCCCATTTGGCTGGCTATAAATGCCGGGTTCGCTCCTGCCGTCAACAGCCAGCAGGCAAAAGTATGCCGCGTATGGTACGGATTACGGCGGCGAATACCAGCACGTTTTACTGCTGCATTCCACCTTGCCCCCAAACTGCTTACCGAGTAATAAGGTTTTTGTTTTCCGTTACACACCCTGGGCATGAAAACAAAATGCAGTTTTTGCTTTTCGGTTCTGCCGTACTCCCGATGATAAAAGGTGATTTCGCTTTTGCGATGATGCCCGGTCAGTTTGTATTGCTCCTTCAGTGCTTCAAGAGCAGGCTGCAGTAGTGTTACTGTCCGGATCCCGGCATTTGTTTTTGGGGGACCGAACATATCAAGTATCGTCAGGTTTCTTCTGACATTCACTATTCCCTTTTCGAGATCCACATCCTCCCACGCCAGAGCTGCCAGTTCCCCGTGACGAAGTCCTGAGTAAACTGCAAATTTCCACATGTTCTGGCTCTGTCCTTTTTCACTTTCCATTAATGCATTGAATTCTGTTTTAGATAACGGATCAGGCTTTATTCTGTTTCGCTGTAATTTTTTTACTCCTTCAAATGGTTTGGTTGATATAAATCCCGACTGATACGCAAAACGTAACAGCGAACAGAGCAGGGCGATATAGTTATCAACTGTGCGCACGGTTCTTCCTTTTTTGTTGGATCTTGGATTATCCAGGTAAAGCGTTTCTCCATGCAGCAGTTCATTCCGGTAGTTTAAGATATCGCTATAACGAATATGTGATATCAGGGTACTTTCACAAATTATTATTCTGAGTGTTTTTAATTGTGATTTCGTTTTCTTCATTGTGTTTGTTGTTAACTCTGTCTCTTTAATTTTCGTCCAGATATCACAAAGCTCTCCGAACGTTTTTATGACTCTCGTTGTCACCATTTTTGCCCCAGTGCTGGACTGGGGAAAACGTCTTAAATACTCAAATTCACCGGAGTTTATTTCATGAACTATCAGCGCTCTTAAATTTCCGGCCTTTTTAATATTACTGTTTGTAATCTCCCAGCCTTTTAATGTTTCCCGACATCGTTTTCCTCGAAACATGAACCAGATGCGAATGTATCTACCTCTAATCTCGACACCTGTTGGTAATTTAGACATATCATGAGTCTTTGATAAACTGATTTATCTTTGGATAGTTGTACCAGATAATCCCTCGTTTGCTGTCTGGCTTACCTAAAGGAGATACTCGTTTGAAGTGGAAGCCCTCCACCCAACAGTTCTGGCGGTATGCTTCAATTTGTCTGGCCCCCAGACCAGTGCGAAGCATCAGGCCGTATTCAACCATCCACTCTTCATTAAAGATTACTTGTGCCATCGCATCACCTCTGGCAGGCGCCAATGTTAGACTGAAATTGACGCCCGATGTTGATTATTAATAATCAGCTATGAAGTTTTAATTTGAATACAATGCAATTCTCGAGGACTGAAGTTTCTCGCAATTAAAATTTATCAGTTTTACTTTCTGCTCTCTGGAAACGCCTGCTTCTTTTTTACCTGAGAGCATTTTTTCGCATTCTGATTTCGTTAGTTTAGATTTTGAATATCTTGTCCAGTTAGTAGGAGTGCCACCTTCCTTTTCAATAGTGGCGGTAATTTTATACATGAACACCTCCATTATTATTTCCAGTGGTTCGTTTATTCCATCTTTCGAGTGCTTCTTTTTCACTTCCACCATAACCGGTTCGGGATTCGCATCCGTTACACTTCGCTCGGTAATATCCTGAAATGGCTTTCACCGTTACTGATGGACAACCACAAAATGGACATGGTTTAACATTGTCATATCTCATAATTTTTCTCATAAAAAATATTTCAAGTTGGCGGTGCATTACACCGCCAGGCTGAATTATTCCTCTGAATTATCGATTACACTGTATTCCCCGGTTAATACAGAGGAATCTGCAGGATCGATTGTCAGTGGTTCCTTTTCATCCATTGATACTGCACGCTGGATCTCAATTGATACGGGCAGATATTTGAACAGGCGACGAATAGCCGTTTTCTTTGCCATTTCTTCCCAGTGAGTTACCCACGGCCCGTTATTACCAGCTTTACTCAGGCTGCGCACCAGCTCAATCTGTTTGCGCGTCATAACTTCAAACTGAGTACCTCCGTCTTTAAGTCTTGCGACAGCATAGACGTGGGTAACCGGGGCATCTTCGTTTTCTCCCGGGCGGTGTATTAACTTTTCATCAAGGCCAAATTCGAAGCTAAACTCGTCACCTTCACGGACAACACGGGCTGACAGGCTGGCGATTTGACCAGAACGGCGAGCCAGATCAATCATGCCGCGATAGCCAATGATTAGCTGAACGTTCTTTTTACCGCTCTTTTCGTTTTTATTACCAAAAGGCAGTAAATATGCATGACCGAGGGCGCTACCTGGCTCAAGTCCGAGCTGTGAACACTGTACGATCGCACTGACAAAACTCATAGTGTCACAGTTTCCTAACGCCGGAACTTTACGAATTTCTGTGGTGGCGATACGGATCATACGTTCAGCCGTCATATGGCGTGGAAGAGCTGCTGCCAGTTGCTCTTTCATTGATGGCTGGTTAATAAAACTAATCACGTCGCTATTTTTAACTGCTGCTGGTGCACGGTTTCCCTGAGTTTTTTGCAGATCGGCTTTTGCGATTGGTGGTTGCTTAGTCATTTGCATATTCCTTAGCCCAGCGGGGCAGTGATAATGTCTTAATAGCTGGCCATTCATCGGTATTCAGGCAGTCAGACAGGGTTCGCAGATTGCGGTGATATTCCTGTTGACCTGCCAGTTTTGCTTCTTCGCCCATCATGAAAATTTCAACCGGATAACGTCCGCACTCAATAGTTGTGCTGGCAACCAGAAAAACGAAAGTTGGCTGCACTCCAAACTGTGCTTCATAACCGTCACTGTAGAATGCATCCTGAACGTGATAGCGGTAGTCGTAATAAGCGGTTTTGAATCGTTGAATATCCGCCGTAGTTTTCACGTCCATGATCCAGTGAAATTCAGGGATAATTTTGTCCGGACGGCACCGACACAAAATTCCTGTTTCAGGATCTTCCCAGTAAATTGATGATTCAGCGTGTCCGGCGCTTTCAACAAGCCATTGCCCCAGCGGCAAAGCCATAACGCTTTGATACATGAGTTCAATTTTCCGGCCTTCTTCCGCAGTGATAACTGTTTTTCCTGTGCTTGCGCATTCCATCAGAAACGCTTTCTCTTCTTCTTTTCCGGCGTTTGTACGGCGGTTAAATTCAGGTGCTACGATAAAGCGGTTACTGAATTCTTCCGGTTCAAGTACCCGGCAGTGGAAAGCGGTTCCTAAATCGAGCGTTTTTGTCTTTGTGGTGTCCACGGGGGCATTTTTACGCCACAAATATAGTGCCGGAGTATCAGCAATGTCATCGAGCTGAGACTTACTGACACCGGGACCCGCGTGGTAATTCTCATTCGAAATTCCGTAATAAATACCTGGCTCTATGTCTTCTACGATTACGGGATCTGCGACTTCGCCAGTTTCATCACTGCAATCGCGATGCGGATCGCTGCCAGCATTCTCATTGTGCGGATGTTCAGCGCCTTCCATTTCCTCCGGATCATTTTCCTTAGCTTCAACCTGACTCTCTTCATCGAATGTTTCCTGGTATGTTGCGTCGCCCATCACCGCACCACAGTCAGGGCAGTTATCCCCGCCAGTCTGGCCGCAGGCATTGCAGGCTATTTCCGGTTCCTGTTGCACTACTGGCTCAGGTTGATTCATATCCGGGCTGGTTTTTTCCGTTTCTGGCTGGTTCTGGTACACACAATTGCGAGTCTGGATCCCCTTTACCCATTTCGGATCGTTCGGGTCGCTAATTCCGTCAACAAATTCACCACGTGATGCAGCAAGCAATTTATCGGCATCGACAGGATCTTTTGATGGAATGTTTTTCCGGGCTTCATGGAGTTCTGCCCGCAGTTCCTGATATTTCGCATCAACAGAATTTACCTGTGACTGAGCATCCAGCGGCTGCGTGTCCTGATGATGTTCAGTTGCGTCCGGTTCCATTGTTTCAGCCTCTCCCTGTTCAACTGCCGTTGTTCCAGATGGTTGCGGTTTTTCTTCATCATCCTGTTTTCCTTCTTCTGTTACTCGCTGCGGCATCGGGGCAGAGGAGCGACCGCAGGCAATATCCACGATTTCCGGATCAGGGTTGGCATGATCGGTTTCAGTCAGTACTTTGTTCAGATATTCAGTGACGTGCGCGGGGATGACCTCGATCCCAATTGGTGCTTCTTTTACGGACGCAACCACGATGGCGCGGGAATAATCCAGCCCGCCAGGCATGGTGATGAATTTGTCGCGGAAAACAGAAAAGGGCGGTTTATTTTCAGCGATAATTTCCTCAATGCGTTTAGCGTGTGCCGGATGAAGGTTATAGATGTCCAGATCCATTGAACGGGCCAGTACGCCAGTGGCTACGTCGCGCGCCAGTGACGTCAGATCGTGTACGAAACCTTCGCCGCGATCGGTGAGGTTTCCGCCGCCAGCATTAGCACCGGAAGCCGTGCGAGTGATGTGTGAAACACGATTACCCTTCATCCACTCTTTTGTCAGCAGTCCTCGATCGGTGTAGTCAGCGTTCAGGTATGCTTCGAAAAAAGCAGTTATCAGTCCCAGGTTTGAATTACCAGGATTAGGGAAAACTTTGTCAGTGTCACGAACCAGTTTGTGGAGTTCGCGAATTTCCAGCGGGTCGAGCAGGCTGGTTTTGTGGGAAACAGCCAGGGCAGTAACAGCCGGTAGTTCTTCAGCCCGAGCAATGTGTAATGCCTGGAGTCCTTCGCGTGAAACGTGCGTTACCGGTTTTTCGCTGCCGTGTTGAGCAAGCCAACGAATGGGCAGTTCCTGGCCAGAAATTGGGAGTAGCATATTCTCCTCAATCTCAGTCATGTCTTCGCCGTTGACGTTGGTATTGCCTTGATAGTGAGCGTTGTCTGGTGCTGCTCCCGGTTTTAGTTCCCATGTCATGGAGTCTTTGCTGAGTTGATAGCGTTCACTCCAGGTAAAATCGATCTCACCTTCAGCGGGCAGGTCATTAACGACAGGAAAATTCGTGGCAACAGCTTTAAAATAGCTGCTCAGTTTTTTACCTGACTTAACGATCAGGTAGTCCAGAGTGGCACTGGTCGATTCAAAATCGTTGCTTGCCCACAGGACGACGTCAGGTTCACCGGATGATTTTTTCGCTTTCCGTAACAGGAAGAGTGGTTTTGTGCTCATTGTTTTTTAACCTCAACTCAGATTAAAATTCGTTTTGTTCAGTGAATGATCTTGCCGGATACACACTGTTCATAGCCTGCGCCATACGCAGGCTATTTCTTTCAGATTTCACCTTTTAATTTCATTGCAATTAGAGTTGCCAGAAATTCGGCTTTTTTTTCTGCGGGCAGATTCTTTCCGATATGCACCAGGCACATTTTTTTGACACCTTCATCAAGTGTTTTTACGTTGCCTGATGGACCATCGATATCAACCACAGTGAATGGGGTTTCTTTATTTTCTGTTTTAATTACGTAGCCAATGCGCTTTCCTTCCAGATTCACCTCGTGAACAATGTCATCGGTAGTTACAACAGTGGCTTCATAATTGGTAATCATGTTTTTCTCCTTAATTAAGGTTGAGCGAATACCTGCCATTTCTGGCATAAATTCAGTTTCGAATAGTCAATTAATTAAAGTTCATGTGCCATCTGGTCTTTTTCGGCACAAGCTTCACTGCAATATTTTCTCGGTTCGTCTTTTGATAAAATCCCGTGCATGAAGTGAAGCATTCTTTCAATAGCTTTGCTTTCTTCAACGTCTTTTTTGCAAAGGTGGTAAGCACATTTTATTTTCTTAGTCATCACCATGACTCCGCCTTTACAGGTAAACCATCACGACCGAGGAAGACTTTAATCATGCGGTCAGTAATGCATGTTTTTGTGGTCAGGTTACGAATATATAGTTTTCGCTTTTTAATATTGTTTGCCGAGGCAATATATGTCCGGCCTTCATGAAGAACATAATCGCCAGGAGTCACACACTGACGTGGTATTTCATCAGTTCCGAAGTGATGTGCAATCATAATTATCTCCATTTTTACAAATGAACTTTGTTGATGCGGTGCCTGGTGCCTCCAGGTGACTGCAACCAGTTAACAATTACAGTCGGCTTTCCCACCCAAACCAATAAGGACTAACATGACTTTTAACTGTGCCACGTGCGCTTAGCCGCATTCACCGCATCACAAAATTCACTTTAAAAAGGGCGGACATCAGCCGAACTTCAAGAAAAAAACTGATGCCGCCAGGACTACACACAGCAATGTCGTTATTTACAACCGGAGGCGCACTCCCACCATTTAAATTTAACAGACAAGACCGACTCTTTATGGATATCGGAAATGCGCCTTCGTGTTGTGCCCGGTTTTATTTCACCACCTCCGGGCTTCGGTGGTCTCGGCTATACCCCTACAGCGAGAGCTTGTGTTAACATTTCAATACCCTTACAGTTGAGAGTTATTGATATGTTGGATGTATTTACTCCATTGTTGAAACTTTTTGCTAACGAGCCACTCGAAAGACTTATGTATACGATTATCATTTTTGGTCTCACTCTCTGGCTGATACCGAAAGAGTTTACTGTCGCATTCAATGCTTATACTGAAATACCTTGGCTCTTTCAGATTATCGTTTTTGCCTTTTCTTTCGTGGTCGCCATTTCCTTCTCAAGATTGCGAGCACATATTCAAAAGCATTATTCATTACTACCAGAGCAACGAGTATTGCTTCGTTTATCTGAGAAAGAAATCGCTGTATTTAAAGATTTCCTTAAAACAGGAAATCTTATTATCACTTCTCCTTGCCGTAACCCGGTTATGAAAAAATTAGAACGGAAGGGCATCATTCAACATCAGAGTGATAGCGCAAACTGTTCTTATTATCTCGTCACCGAAAAATACTCCCATTTTATGAAGTTATTCTGGAACAGCAGGAGTAGACGTTTTAATCGTTAGCTTACTGTGTGCTTCTCCAACCATCGGCGCGCACCAGTTTCGGTTTTAAATGTTTTGCTTTTGGTATACATCATGGCAGTGAACGTTCCATCCTGGTTGGGGAACACGCCGCACACCAGGGATTCGTTGTTGCCGAGGTCGATTTTTTGCATTTTGCGAATCTCACATCTTGTTGCTGTGTATAGCGACTTCTGCCTGCCAGAGATCCCAGTCGTTGCTGCGTAAAGCCTGCACAGCCTGGTTGTAAGTGATACCGCAACAATCCATCAAATACTGAACTACTTCGTAATGCACCATCTTATCTCTCCCCTTAACGCCGGGTGGCGGAACTGAAACCTGCTGCACTGCAAAATCTGAACCCTGCCGTCATGTTCATACGCCTCGGGCTGGCTACTTAACCCCTGACCACTGCCTGGTAACTCGAAGTATTGCCCTGCATTCTGTGGGGTGGGGTGAGGGAATGAATGAAGTTTAGAAAAATGAACTTTTCAGGTCAATGTTTTTTTATCAAAACATTTTAGGCAGGCAGCTGTTAAGCCATCAGCACGATGGCATACAGTTAATCAAATAGATGAGGTTGGTTAAATATCTTGTTGAATTTTAAAGCATACGCCCAATATGCAAGATAGATCATCCAGCATAATTGAAGGGTAGCGAGGATTCGTGGGGACTAAAAGAATATCCGGCCCTTCTATCTCCAGTTTACGAATGACAGGTGTTGTGGTCCCTTTGGGTAAGGCAAGGACAATATTTCCTGGTTGTACGGTTCGATCGGGATCAACAAAAACTGTTGAACCATTTGGGATGGAAACTCCCCCACCAGATGTTGACATACTGTCACTCTCTAGAACAACTGCAAAGGTATTGGCCGGGATTTCTCCGACAAGCTGCACACAAGAGGTTATTGAGGAATTTTTCATATAATCACTCCAGCTTGCTGCCTGCTGAAGTGATAGTAGCGGAACCGTTTTTATCGGCGGTAAAGATAGATCAAGCGAATCACCTGTATTTAACTCTCCTCCATTAAGAAGCCAATTTTCGTTTACTTTCAATATCTTTGCCAGTGAACTTATGTAACGCGAGGACGGCGCTCCTCCACCGTTCATCCATTGACTTACGGAGCCTTTTGATGCGCCAGTGGCATTGACAAGGTCTTTGCCTTTCAGGTTTAGCGCATGCATACGTTGGGTTATGCGTTCAGATATTGTTTGCTTGCTCATGTTTTGATTTTAAAACACAGATGGTTTTGTTTCTTGACTTTCTTTGGTTTTGATTATTAAACTTTTGGCGTTCAGTTTTATGGAGCGACTCATGAAAAAATCAGAAGTATTAGGCTATTTTGGCGGAGTTGTTAAAACAGCCGCAGCTCTAGGAACGTCAAAAACCACAGTCAGCATGTGGGGGGAAGAGGTTCCGTGGAAATGGGCGTTGCTAATTCAGGCAGTCACTGCCGGGGCGCTCAAATATGAGTTACACATACCGACGGTTGTCATTCCTGGTTCTGATCATAATCCGCCTTCTAACCAAGGGGGGATTCATGAAAATCAAGCATGAACACATCCGCATGGCGATGAATGCCTGGGCGCGTCCTGATGGCGAAAAAGTTCCAGCAGCTGGAATAACCCAGGCTTATTTTGAGTTGGGTATGACGTTTCCTGAACTGTATGACGACAGCCATCCGGAAGCCCTGGCTCGCAATACCCAGAAAATTTTCCGCTGGGTAGAGAAAGACACCCCTGATGCAGTTGAAAAAATTCAGGCGTTGTTACCAGCGATCGAAAAGGCAATGCCACCTTTGCTGGTGGCCAGAATGCGCAGCCACAGTTCAGCTTATTTTCGGGAGCTGGTGGAGACGCGGGAGCGATTGGTGAGAGACGCTGATGATTTTGTCGCAGTGGCAATCGCCGGTTTCAATCAGATGAACCGTGGTGGCCCGGCAGGAAATGCTGTGGCAGTACATTGACTGACAATAGCCATATCGAATCGCTTCCGGCAACTCGTGAGTAAAAAGATTCGGTATCAGAAGAGGTGAGTATGGCTAACGCCTGGCTCAGATTATGGCATGACATGCCAAATGACCCTAAGTGGCGAACAATTGCCAGGGTGTCAGGGCAGCCAATTGCAACAGTGATGGCAGTGTATATCCACCTCCTGGTGAGCGCGTCACGAAATGTCACGCGAGGTCACATTGATATCACGACAGAAGATTTGGCAAGTGCGCTCGACGTGACAGAAGAGGTAATTGATTCAATTTTGCAGACGATGCAGGGGCGGGTACTTGATGGTGATTTAATCACTGGATGGGAAAAACGCCAGGTGCTTAAAGAGGACAACGGCAATATTTCGCAAACCGCAAAATCTCCTGCAGAGCGCAAGAGGGCGCAGCGAGAGAGGGAAAGAAAGCGGGAACAAAATGGCGATTGTCACGGCGCGTCACGAAATGTCACGCACATGTCACGACGAGTCACGACAGATAAAGATACAGATAAAGATACAGATAAAGATACAGATAAAGATACAGATCAAGAAGATCAAAATACTATGGTCCATGGCGTAAAAAACGCCACGAACCAGGCAGGGGATGTTCAGACCGTCAATCCTGGTCAGCCAGCAGGCACGACACCGGAAGCCGATTCAGCGTATGCGCTGAAAGCCGATTCGGGCGCTGTGCAGCAGGTGATGACCGCAAGGCCGGAGCAATCACACCAACTGCAGCAGCCTGAAGCCGATTCCGCCATTCAGCGGGAAGCCGATCGGGTAGTCCCGGAAAACACCGGGCAGTCTGTGGGACGAGTGGATTATCCGGATGTGTTCGAACAGGTCTGGCGGGAGTACCCGTTGCGTGCCGGGGCAAACCCGAAGAAATCCGCTTTCAGTGCCTGGAAGGCCAGATTACGTGAGGGGGTGCCACCAGAGGCCATGCTGGATGGCGTTAGGCGTTACGCAAGATACCTGGCGGCTACCGGGAAAACGGGAACGGAATTTGTTCAGCGAGCGACGACGTTTTTTGGACCGGACCGGAATTTTGAGAACCCCTGGTTGCTCCCGGTAAGCGGCACGAACAACCAGCGTTGTGTGAATCATATTTCTGAACCGGATACCGAAATTCCGCCTGGCTTCAGGGGGTAAGTGCTGATTTCAGGTCATGAGGTAATTTTCAGGAGGACTTGTGGCAAAAGTTTTTACACAAGAAGAGCGAGAAAAAATTAAAGGGCAGGTTGTTGAACTCGTACGCCAGAGTGGGCGCGAGACGTTACGACAACTGGAAGCTAAAACCGGGGCAACAAGATATCTGATGAGCGTTCTGGCCAGAGAGCTGGTTGCCAGTGGCGATGTATACAACTCTGGCTACGGGTTATTCCCGTCAGAACAGGCTCGTAAGGACTGGCAAAATGCCCGCAAAAAACTCTCGAGGGCAAAGGTGAAGAAACCATCTGTGGTTGATCCGGACCTTATCTGGTCATTACCTGACGGAGAAATACGTCGCTACGACAGGCGTCAGAACATGATTTGCCGTGAGTGCCGGGAAAGCAAAGGTATGCAGCGTATACTGGCATTTTATCAGAGAAATTTTCGTTATTTATAGACGTTACTCGATTAAAGAGCATTAGTTCAGATGTGAATTGACATTTTCACGGCACAGGATTGAGCTAGCGTGGTTGTCTGCTTTGTGTCAAAAGCAGATATTACCAGATTTAGACATCTATTCCCGATAGCCCTGCTCTGATGCTACACTCTGTGCTATTTTCATGACCCCAATAAAAATATTTATGACTATTGCTGATTTCAAACGGCCTAAATTGGAGCTCCCAAACGGGGCAAACAAACTACTACTGCACTCTTGCTGTGCTCCATGTTCCGGTGAAGTGATGGAGGCGCTTCAGGCCTCGGGAATCGACTATACCATCTTTTTCTACAACCCGAACATTCATCCTCAGAAAGAGTATTTAATTCGTAAGGATGAGAATATTCGCTTTGCTGAACAACACGGCGTGCCATTTATTGATGCTGATTACGACACAGACAACTGGTTTGAACGTGCCAAAGGAATGGAATGGGAGCCCGAGAGGGGGATCCGTTGTACCATGTGTTTTGACATGCGTTTTGAGCGGACAGCGCTGTACGCTGCTGAAAATGGTTTCAGTGTGATCAGCAGTTCACTGGGCATTTCACGCTGGAAAAATATGCAGCAGGTTAACGACTGTGGGCGGCGAGCCGTCGCGCATTATCCGGGCATGGTGTACTGGGATTATAACTGGCGCAAGCAGGGCGGCTCGTCCCGCATGATTGAAATCAGCAAGCGCGAAAAATTCTATCAGCAGGAATATTGTGGCTGTGTGTATTCTCTGCGCGATACCAATCTACACCGCAAATCTCAGGGACGCCCTCTTATCAAAATTGGTCAACTCCACTACGGTAAAGAAGAGAAGGAGTGATTTTATGGAGCACCTTTCTTATTGATTTCATATTGGCGAGGTAGCGGGAGTTAAGTAAAATTGCTGCGGGTGCTTGAGGCTATCTGCCTCAGGCATGAACACCAAAAGGCAGATAGAGAAAAGCCCCAGTTAACATTACGCGTCCTGCAAGACGCTTAACATTAATCTGAGGCTCAATCTATGCTGAACACATGTAGGTTAGCCTCTTACGTGCCGAAAGGCAAGGAGAAGCAGGCTATGAAGCAGCAAAAGGCGATGTTAATCGCCCTGATCGTCATCTGTTTAACCGTCATAGTGACGGCACTGGTAACGAGGAAAGACCTCTGCGAGGTACGAATCCGAACCGGGCAGACGGAGGTCGCTGTCTTCACAGCTTACGAACCTGAGGAGTAAGAGACCGGGCGAGGGAGAAATCCCTCGCCACCTCTGATGTATTATGCATCCTCAACGCACCCACACTTAACCAGTTTTGGCGAGTTTATTTTATCTGTAAATATTTTTATAAAAATAATGCCCACGCACAGCATAAAACAAAAAGTATTACAGATAAAAAAGGAGCGTAATGTGCAGATTTGTTGTTTTCCATATTTACTCACCTTAATATGATTGATCTTGATAGGATTGTTATTTCAGTGGTTTTCAAATGAGATATTATGGTGATCTGGTAGATTTGCATAACATTAAAATTTAATTTGTTTAACCGCTTTTAATAATAAGCGTTGTTTTTATCCCGGCAATCTGTTGTTTGGTTTTTATTCCATTAAGGTGGGGACTTTACACTGGAGCCAGTTTATTTATACTTCATACGTCAGCCTGAACAACTGGCATCTGCTGCACTGCGCCATCGAGAGATTGAGAAATGGCGCATATACAACTGGTCAAACAAACTTCTTCTGGTTTACTTCTCCCGGCGACGCCGGAGAGTTGCGATTTTCTGCATCAAATCAAAATAGGTGAGTGGATACACGCAGACTTTAAGCGTGTGCGTAACTACGCATTCCACAAGCGTTTTTTCAAACTCCTGCAACTGGGATTCGATTACTGGACTCCGGTCGGTGGGGCGATCACACCTCGCGAACGAGAAATGGTGTTCGGCTTCGTTGATTACCTGTGTGAATCAGTAGGCAGGGAACATACGCCAGCTCTGAGTGATGCCGCGGAACAATATCTGAATACCGTTGCGACACGCAGAACCCGGGATATGGCATTGCTCAAATCATTTGACGCTTTCCGCGAGTGGGTAACCATTCAGGCCGGATTTTACACCGAGCATTTTTATCCTGATGGTAGTCGTGGGCGTCGGGCGAAATCCATCGCGTTTGCGAATATGGACGAAACCGAGTTTCAGCAGGTTTATAAATCTGTACTGAATGTGCTGTGGAACTGGATTCTGTTCCGTAAATTTTCCTCTCCGGAACAAGTCGAAAATGTGGCCGCGCAGCTACTGGAGTTTGCGTAATGGTGGATTTACGTAAAGCGGCGCGGGGCCAGATGTGCCAGGTCAGAATCCCTGGCTACTGCAATCACAATCCCGAAACTTCTGTGCTGGCGCATTACAGGTTGGCAGGGACGTGCGGAACAGCGACAAAACCACACGATATGCAGGCAGCGATTGCCTGTAACTCATGCCACGATTTAATCGACGGGCGGGTAAAAACCAGCGATTACACCAAAGAAGAATTACGCCTGATGCATGCAGAAGGTGTTTTTCGCACGCAAGAAATCTGGAGAAAGGAAGGTTATTTATGATTTACCCAACAAATACAGGCAAAAGCGGGGAACACCTTCGTCTCACCACGCTGGAAAGTGTCTGGATTCAGGGAAAACTGCGCATGTGGGGGCGCTGGTCGTATATTGGCGGCGGTAAGACGGGGAATATGTTTAACCAGTTGCTGGCGTCAAAAAAATTGACGAAAACAGCCATCAATGAAGCCCTGCGCAGAATGAAAAAAGCGGGAATAGAGAAAGCTGAGCTGGAAGCGTTTTTGCGAGAGATGATCAACGGCAAGCAAAAGAGCTGGCTGGCGCATTGTACTGATGCAGAGGCACTAAAAATTGATAGTGTTATAGGTGAAGTTCTGGCGGATCATCCAGGACTACTAAATGTCCTGAGTCAGCGTTATGTGGGGCGAGGGATGAGTAAGAGAAGGATGGCCGAGTTATTAAACGAACAGTACCCAGAGTGGGCGTTGATTACATGCCGACGTCGTGTTGATCAGTGGTTGCGTGTTGCTGAGTTCATTTTGTATTCACCTATGAGAGAAGCGTTCGATTATGCTTAAAAAATCATTGCAAAATGAGCCACAAACTGCTTCAATTTCGGTACGCTTCGCATAGCTGTATCGCGAGGCAAATTAAGCGCATGAACTTTAATACAACCCGCCATTGAGCGGGTTTTGTTGTTTCTGTGGCGTGATATCAGAAACGACATTTAATAATCGCCTTCAAAATAAATTTGTTTATACATTGTCATGTATATTTTAAGTGAAAGTGAATTATTCACATAAAATAAAAACACATAAATAAATTTACATAACTTGACGCAAAGTGTTGTTGCGATTGGAATATTAAATCGTATCATCGAAAACGGTTCTGAGGGGGAACTCTTCTTTGCTCGGTGATATCGCTCCCCTGAAGAACCAATGCCGACTTAGCTCAGTAGGTAGAGCAACTGACTTGTAATCAGTAGGTCACCAGTTCGATTCCGGTAGTCGGCACCATATGCGGGTATCGTATAATGGCTATTACCTCAGCCTTCCAAGCTGATGATGCGGGTTCGATTCCCGCTACCCGCTCCAGCATTTGAAACAAGCCTTATTGTATTGCGGCACTGGCGTATTTTTTTATTACGTGGGAGCAGGTTGTTTTGAAAAAGCATTCTGTTCTCTGGCTATGATTTGAGGCCGGGTGTAGCCTCAGTGCTGATTTTTTACGGCAGCAGAATGGTGCATTATCGGTGGAGATTTTGTATTTCCTGGCAGGGTCGGTGATGCATCATTCTGGTGTTGTAAAAGCACCGCAGAGGCGTTCCTCAGGGCGAGGGTGGTTTAAAGAGTCGGTTTAGCGGGAAACCACAGTATCCATACGGCACGGAATACTTCGGGAGGCACCCGACGCCTCGGTTTTATAACAATTAAATAATTCATCCCTTAATTGACCAACCGCCGTATCAGGCGGTTTTTTTTATTCCTTTCTCAGGACAAAAAAATACATGAGCATCCAGGAATACTCGTGGGACAACGTCCTTTGGATAGCAATTTGCGAGAGGGTGAAAAGTAGCGCGGTCGTCGGATTAAGACCGCGGGACAAAGTCCATGAAGAAGAATAAGTATCGGTCTCCTTCCGGAGACGAGTTGATATTACTAAGCTTTAAAAATGGTTTAAATCCTCAGATCAACCTTAATTTCAGATAAGGTTTATTTCATTTTCTCCGCGTCACATCCGACGCACATCACATCAGATAACACCACACAAAAGGCATCTGCGGGTGTCTTTGACGGGGTGTTTTTTACGGGCCGCTGGTGGCCATTTTTTGTTTCCATTACACAGCGCCCGCATCTGCGAGGTGGGGGTTATGAAATCCATGGATAAGTTAACAACGGGTGTCGCCTATGGCACCTCCGCAGGCAGTGCTGGCTACTGGTTTTTACAGCTGCTCGATAAAGTCACGCCCTCACAGTGGGCAGCAATAGGTGTGCTGGGTAGCCTGGTATTTGGCCTGCTGACGTACCTGACAAACCTTTATTTCAAGATTAAAGAAGATAAGCGCAAGGCTGCGAGAGGTGAATAATGCCTCCATCATTACGAAAAGTCGTTGCTGCTGCTATTGGTGGCGGAGCAATTGCTATAGCATCAGTGTTAATCACTGGCCCAAGTGGTAACGATGGTCTGGAAGGTGTCAGCTACATACCATACAAAGATATTGTTGGTGGATTTGCCCCTATATTTCCAGACATCTGTTATCACTTAACCCATTACAAGCCC